CAGAGACAATCAGTAGGTCGGACGATAGCGCATCGGCCAAAAGTATGAGGCGGTCATACTTTCGGCCGATTTTTGCCTTTCGGACAACAGCGGGCGGGTGCAGCAAAGCGGAACCCACATTCACTCATTTGGGCTTCTTCGATGGCAGGTTTCACTCACCCTGCCGACTATCGACTGGCGATGACCTGCTGCCAGGTGCATTTGAGCGAGCGCCAAGCCCCGAGCGGCAAGCGACGAAGAAGCGACAAGTTCCCCTTGCCAAAATAGAACATGTGTTCTATTATTTTTCCTGTCATGGTTATGCGGGAGTTGGACTTGTTACCGCAGGATGTTAATTGGCGGGATGAGGGGTGCGAGCTGTTCGCTTCCTGTCTGAACTGTCCGCGGCTACGGTGCATCGAGGAGGAGCCTAGGGGCAAGCAGCGTCTGAGGATGCGTGCCCGCGCCGGGCGCATGGTCGAACTGCAGAGCCAGGGCAAGAGCGCGGTCGAAATAGCCAGCCTCTTCGGCGTGAGCAAAAGAACGGTGCAGCGGGCAATTGCTCGAGTGAAATCCCAAGCACCAAATTCTAAATCCTAAGCAAATTCAAAATCCCAAGGACAAATGACCAAACAGGCCTCAGGTTCGGTGAATTTGGATTTAGATATTGTTTGTGATTTGGTGCTTAAAATTTGGAATTTGGAGCGTTGAAAGAAATGACTAACTTCAATCCAGCTTCATTGTCCCAGCTTGACCGCTCACGCTTCGCTTCTTATAAGTCTAACCTGGACTTCTATAACGGTTCCCAATGGAAGGAGACCTCGAAGAACCGCCAGCTGGTTTTCAATTACGCACGCATCGCCATTGATAAGTTGACCAGCTATTTGATGCAAGGGCTAAACTTCGCTTGCAACCCCATTGACGCTACCCCCCAGGCGAAGACAATCTCACAGGCAGCAGAGGCCGTTGTCTATGACGTCTATCATCGGAATAATTTGCAAGAGCTAGACTATGAAACCGAGATTGACGCCGCTATCCTGGGCGATGCGTGCTATAAGGTAACCTGGGATGTTGCCGAAAAGCGTATCCGCGTTACCGCCCCGGATATGAACGGTATCTATGCTTGGTGGTTAGGCGATGACCTGTCTAAGGTGTGGAGAGTGGCCAGCCGTTATCAGCTTACCGCCGAGGAAATCGATATGCTTTACCAGCATACTCTACCGCTAGGGAAGAAGTCAGCCGTTATTACCGAGGTCTGGACTGATAAGACGTTCGAGCTTTACGTTGATAACGACCCCCTTGAATCTAAGCCGAACCCATACGGTTTCATTCCGTTTATCATCTTTCCGAACTTGCGCCAGCCGAAGTCGTTTTGGGGGAGTTCTGATATACCCCCACTGATGGAAACCCAGCGAGAGCTTAATAGGTCTTTGACCCAGCTCTCGCGCATCCTTGAGGTTTCCGGTAACCCCATCGCCGTTTTGGAAGGTGTCGAATCCGCCGAGGATATTCGGGTCCAGCCAGGCGCTTTGTGGACTATACCACCGGAAGCAAAAGCCTACTTGCTGGACTTGTTGCAAGGCGGCGGAATCCGTCTGCATATCGATTACATCGACCTTGTTTATCGTTGTTTGCACGATATTTCAGAGGCGCCCAGGGCAGCTTATGGCGGAATCGAGAGGGAGTTATCAGGCGTAGCCCTTGAAGTTGAACTCCAAAGCCTACTCCAAAAGGTGAGGAGAAAGCGCACCATCCGCACCGTCACCTATACCTTACGAAATAGGATGATTCTTGCTTTACATAATCAGTTCAACCGCCAGGACTTGACCGGCGTGAACTATGCTATTTTGTGGGGTCAAGTCCTACCCCAGGACAGGGCCAGGGAAGCGCAGAACGAGCAGCTATTGGTACAGTCAGGCGTTCACGCCAGGCGTACCGCTATGGACGAGCTAGGAGTTAGAGACCCCGAATTGGAGTTTGGCAGGTGGTTAGAGGAGAGACAGCGCATCCTTGAGATGAACGAGAGATACAAAGCACGTTCCACCAGAGGCGGAGAGAGAGAGAGAAACGTAGCCGCCGAGATGGAGAGTGTCACCGATGCCTAGAGGCAAGCTGCAAACCAAGCGCAAGGCTTGAATCTTGCATCTTGAAACTAACATAAAGGAGAAGAAATTGGCAGATGAACAAACCAAGACCGAAAACCAAAGCCCGCCCACAGAGGATAAGGCAGCTATCGAAGCCGAGCTTTTGGCAGAGGCTATCAGGAACGATAAGCTCGTTGAGGAAGCGACTGCACCGCTAAGGGAAAAGATAGCAGAGTTCGAGAGACAGCTAACCACTAGGGAAGCTGAACTCAAGGAACTCAACGAACGCTATCAACTCAAGGAACAAGAGCTTGCTGGCGCTTCCGCAGCTTACTTGTTCGCCGTTGAGGACTACCGCCAACTAGCAGCCCAGGCTAACCCCTTTGTGACCCTGGACTTGCTGGAAGGCGGAACTATCGATGCCATTAAGGGCAGCATGGCCAGGGCTAACGCCCTTGTGTCTAAGGTGAAGGAGAGTATGCAGCAGCAAGCCCAGGCGTTCGCCCAACTTGCGAACGTGCCAGCAGGCGCACCGGGTAGAACCGAGCCAGACCTAGCCGCTCTAAGCCCGGCAGAGAAAATAGCCTATGGCCTCGAACAGGCAAAAAGGAAAAAATAGAACCCTGTATGGGAAAGGAGAAGTTAATTGCCAACTACACTAACCGAAGCAGCCAAACTGAGTAACGATGTCCTGCTAGCAGGTGTCGTTGGAACCATTATCAAGGACAGCTCCATTCTGCAATCCCTACCGTTCATCGAGATTGTGGGCAACGCCTTGACCTACAACCGGGAGCTAACGCTACCCGCAGCCGAATGGCACGCCGTCAACGATGACTGGACTACTTCACCCGCCATCACGTTCAGCCAGCTAACGGCCACTTTGAAAATCCTGGGCCAGAACGCAGACGTAGATTCCTACGTTGCTTCCACCAGGAACAACATCCAGGATATCGAGGCAGCCATAGTCCAGCTTACAGCTAAAGCTATCAGGCATGAGTTCGAGAGGGCGTTTATCTACGGAGATACCACATCGGACGCCAATATGTTTGACGGCATCAGGAAGCTGATTGATACCGGTTCAGCTTCCGCCCAACTGTTAGCTATGGGCGCTACTGGCGCCGCGCTAACACTAGCCAAGCTCGATGAGCTTATCGATGCCGTCAAAGGCGGAAAGCCAGACCTGCTTCTGATGAGCCGGAGAAGCCGCAGGAAGATAAACGCCCTGGCCAGGGCAGCCGGCAGCAACCTTGAAGTCGGTACTGGGAAGCTGGGCGAGTTTGTGCAGTTCTATAACGGCATCCCCATCGGTATCAATGACTGGATTCTTGATACCCATGCCGTAGCCGGCAGCGTGGAAACAGCCACCACAGGCGAAGCGAATAGCACAATCTACGCCCTGCAATTCGGAGAAGGCGCACTATGCGGCATTACAGGCGCCGGCGGACTTCAAATCGAGCCTATCGGCCAGATGGAGACGAAGGACGCCAAGAGAACCCGAATTAAGTGGTATGTGAGCTTGGTCGATTTCTGCTTGCAGCGCAGAGCAGCCCTAATCGGTGTCCAGGATTAACTACCCTGTCATTCTGAGCTTAACGAAGAATCTCAGGGAAAAGGAGTTTGAATCATGGCTTTCGCAGACCCAGGCAAAGACAGGCAGATTCTTTGGAGTCCCGGACCGCAAGCGCCCACCATTACCCTTGCTGCTGCCGTTAAGCGCGGAGACGTGCTGGGGTATAGCACCGGATGGAAGAAGGCGCTGGCCACCGCCGGCAGCGTGGTACAGGGAAGATTGGTTGCCCTGGCAGACGGCGCTATCGGAGACGTTATACCAGCCAGCCATATAGCCATTGTCGGCGGTTATAGCGACGCTACGCCAGGCAACTATGTCTATGTCGATGAGGGAAGCAATAGCGGTATGATCACCCAAACCGCACCATCTACCCAAAACGATGCAAATACCATCATCGGCATCGCACTATCGGCAACAGAGGTTTTGTTCTTTTTGAACAGCAGAGCCGATAGCACGCAGGCTTAAGCCCGGATAAGGGGAAAGCTAGGGCAACGGCCATCCGGTCGACTAGGGATGAACGCCGCCCCTAGCACCTCCTTTAACGTGGGGGGGGGATAACAGCCCCCCCCACAAGGAGATTTGAATGTCGCTGATAGTGAGGCGAAACAATCGCACAGCCTTACCCTTCCCAGGGACTAGGGGGGGGTGTTGTCCTTGCGCCCCCCCTACTATCTAAAGGAGTGCAATAATTATGACGATTTCAACTATGAGAACACTTGTCCGCAGGGATTTGAAGGATGAAGACGCCCAAAACTACCGATGGACTAATGACGAGATTGACCGCGCTATCACCCGCGCCCTCGAGGACCTGTCCCACGCCATACCCAGGGAGATGAAGTCCACCGTCGCTACTACGGACGGTTCAGCCATTATCGATATTTCAGGGGTGTCAGGCATCGCTAATTTAATCAGCATCGATAAGGTGGAGTACCCAATAGATGAACAATGCCAATCATTCAGGCGCTTCACCGTTTACCAGTCCAACATCGCCTTGATTGACGGTTACACCGGAGACGGCGGAAATTGCTATGTGTACTGGTCAGCCCTGCATACACTCGACAGCCAGACTTGCACAGTCCCGGCCAGGTTTTTGAGTTTGCTGGCAACAGGCGCCGCCGCCTATGCTGCTATGGCCCAGGCGCAGTACCATTCGGATAGAGCCAACACAGGCGGAGATAACGTTGACAGGGATTATGCCCTTTGGGGTAAGGAGTGGATGCACCAATTCCAGAACGGCTTGCTGCTTCACGGCCGGAGAGCGAGGATCCGCCAGGCTAAACTTTACGTCGACGATAAACAGGAGAACCTATG